ATTTTAGCTTATTATGTAGAAAGCAGTTCTCGCATTTCTGCGCAGCTCCTCAGCGATCTAAAATAACGCTGGCCCCTCCATTGTTGCATTTTTAAGATGTTTGTTCTTGACGGAAAGCCCTTGGCACTGGACCGGGCATTTACGCACGATGGCATTCAGTATCCGTCGCGGTGGCTGAGGCTGGCTTCGCCAGAGGAGCGCGCTGCCATTGGAATTGAAGAGCGGCCAGAGCCTCCCATTTGGGACCAGCGTTTTTACTGGGGTTATTCGGAAGACGGAGAATTGATTCCCAAGCAGCTTAATGATGAGCCTGCAGTGGATGAAAATGGTGATCCAGTGTTGGACGCAAACGGCCAGCAAGTAATCACCACTGGTCTTAAGACGCAATGGAAGCGGGAGCAGAAGAGCATTGCTGGCAGCCTGCTTGCCGCAAGTGACTGGTACGTGGTGCGGGAAGCTGAAACCGGCGTAGCTACGCCTGCCAGCGTGATTGCTTATCGCCAGGCAGTGCGCAATGCTTCTAATGCTCGCGAAGCAGAGATTGAAGCGACTACTAGCGTTGAAGAACTGCGAGAGCTGCTGTTTGGCTCTGCTACGATTTTCTCCATCGACCCTGACACTGGCGAAGAGCTGGTGGAGCCCAATCCTAATGTTGCCACTCCTTGGCCCGTCCAGGAGTAAACAATGGGACAAGTTAAAGCAGGCGGCGAGCAGTTTGAAACTGCTATCGCCGCTGATTATCGCGGTCAAATTATCCGCCGTGGTATTGACAGCGGGGAAGTAGATGCGTTTGCTCGGAAGCGCGTCAGCGAACCTTATACATTGTTTGATTCCACGCTGCGTTACAACAAGCGGCCTGATTCTTGGAATGAAACAATATCAGGCTCTGCGTCATCCACGCACAATATCAATCAGAGTTCCGTCTATATGACTGTCACCACAGCATCTGGTGATAGCGTGCAGCGTAGGACAAGGCGTCGTTTTCCTTATCAACCTGGCAAAAGTCTCCTATGCATCCAAAGCTTTGGTGGCGCACCATTGCAAGATGGCGTGATTCAGGAAGTGGGGCTTTTTGATGATAATAATGGCGTAATGCTCAGGGCTAGCGGCACTACCTTGCAATTTGTAGTGCGCGGCAAGTATTCTGGCGTTGTCACCGAGAACGTGGTCAATCAAGATCAATGGAACATTGACCCTGCTGAATGGCTTGATTTTTCTAAGGCCAATATTTTTGTTGCCGATCTTGAATGGCTTGGTGCTGGCCGCGTAAGGTGTGGCTTTATGCTCGATGGCGAATATTACTATTGCCATGAGTTTTTGCACGCCAATAATATTGAGCAGGTGTATATGACATCTGCAGTGTTGCCACTCACTTATCGCATTGCCAATGCAACTGCCGTTGCGAGTGGTGCAACGTTAAAGCAAATTTGCTCGACTGTTGCTAGCGAAGGTGGATACGAGCCCTATGGGGAGGTGTACACTATTTCCCCATCGATTTCTGCTATTGCCAATACTGCTGGCGAGCGAATTGTCGCCGGCATCAAGATGGCCAGTGGTCGCACTGACAATGTAATCATCCCAGTGAAGGTTGATTTGATCACGGAAGATAGCACCACAATTAAGTGGCGTCTTCGTCGCAATCCAACCACCTCTGGCGTCACCTGGACTGCAAGCGACAATGGCCGAGGTAATGTGGAAGTCACATCCTCCGGCAGTATTGTTTCTGGTGGCACCACTGTTAATGCTGGTTTGTATTTCAGCGCTGGCTCCGTTGCTATTAACGTGCAAGACGGCCTCAGTCTGTCTCTTGGCGTGAAGGAAGACGGTACTAGCGACGAGCTATTCCTGACCGTTGCAAGCTCTGGCAACGCCAAAGCCACCGGCATGTTGGGGTGGATTGAGACGCTGTAGCCGTTAAGCTACCCTCATCCTTTGTGGCTTCCCCATGGAGCCCGTTAATCGAGACGATGTACAGGAGATGACTGATGCCGCCATTAGGCGGCACAATCGCAATGCAGGCATCATTTCAATGGTGGTGGGATGGGCCGTGTTGGCTTTCTATGCTGATGGCCTATTTCGTATTGTGGCCCCATGATTAAAGATGCCTGGCGGACGCAGCACGTTGATGCAATTGCAGAAAGTCTGCATGAGTTCATCGTGGATGGCGGGGCGGATGCCGCGCACGAGGCGTTGTGCGACGCCATAATGAGCTGGATTGACTACCACCAGAAAGAACTAAACGAATGGCGCTATTTGGCGGCACGTCTAAACCTTCCATTACCAAGCGACTCTTCAACTTATTCAGGAGCGAGCAGCAAGAAAAGCAGCTAGAGGAGCTGCGTCAGAGTGCCCACGAGCGCACCAAGAAGATCGCCCAGGAAGACTACGAATGGTGGAATGCCTTGCCTTATGAAGAGAAGCTAAGGGCCTTTCGTAGCGTGTGCCGACGCATTCAACAGGGTGACGTGGTGGAGCGTGGATCGTATCGCCACGTCCTGTATGAAGTGTTTGGCTTTGATGCTGATGCCTACGTTGATGGGATGGACTGTGGATATATGGACATTCACAATCTCATCGCTCGGGGGTCCGAGGAGGCTCCCCATCGAGAGTCCATGTGATTCTCATCTCGCCGCCCAGGGCCTTCACTGCATCGCTTGCATCCACTGGTGGTGGATGCTCAATCATCACTGATGGCACAATTGCATTTGGAAGCGGCGTTATTTTTGCCTTTGGGAATAGCTCCTGTGCTTTATCAGCTAACTTATCAGCTACATCATGCCGATGTTCAGCTTCCCATTGTTGAACTAATTCTTTCGCTTGCTTATCTACTTTTTGAAGGGTGAGAGAAGTTTTCCAGGCGGTCCAGTCTGGGCGACACCATTCCAGAAGCCGTTTCATCAATGGATGAAGAGCCAGAGAAGGCCTCTTCCTGATGAGGAAGAGGCCCAGCTCGTAGCACAACGCATTGAAGATGGCTTGATTGCTCATCCTTCCTGGTAGACGCTGATGAACAGAGCGCCAGAGCGAAGCAATGGGATGACGTGATCACGCAGGTGAGCATTGTGCATACGCACACAACCGTGGGTAGCCAGGAGGGGCTGCATCGGCGCCCATGCACCAGGCCAACCATTGCCACTACCGCCGCCGTGCAGCATGATCCCTGCCCTTCCATTGCCACTCTCCTGCCCTTCCAGATCGATCATGTCGAGGCTGTACCAGCCATAGGCCATGAGTGTGCGGTCATATGCAGGCTTGTCTCCATTGATCTCATAATCACGGTAGACAGTGCCTACTTTGTACAGGCCAGGCGGCGTGTCAGTGTTGCGCAGCTTCCATTCGTAGTCACTGCCCTGGCCGCGTGCCAAAGCAGGAAGCTCCCAAAGGAGCTTCCCTTCGGAATTAAAGCACTTAGCCGTTTCCACTGCATCGTTTACAACGATGTGATGGTCGCCTTTCTTGAAGCCAAATTGCTTAGGGGTCTTTTTAGGGCCGATCATGGGAGAAATGCGCGTTGATTCAGGAGCATATTCCTTCATCAGTCGCGATAATTTAGCTGGATATTCGGGATCAGTGGCATACGACTGCTCCTTCAGCATGCGTGCCGCAGCATATCGATTGGGCGCATTATTGACGCCTTTGAAATGCCGATAGTCCTTGTACCAGCGCGTGACAAGGTATTCGATGCAGGCTGCAAGACTAGGGAAATCAATGAAGCCCGCCTTAATCGTCACCCATTGTCCGTCGTACCATTCTTGCGTGGTAGTGGTGGTGCCACTCCCTTTCAGGCCAAGGTAGTTATGGGTGCCAGAAACATGCCGCCCGAATCCACTCTCAAGGCAACACTGGGCTGCCGCAAGTTCAGGATATCGAGCGCCACATCTGCGTGCAATCTGGAAGCATTCGTCCCAGAAGGCACGGTTAGTGGGCCACATGGCCTCAGCCCTTCACGCGGAAGATAGCCTTCAAGCCTGTCATCACAAGCTGAAGAACGTTGTTGCTCTTGTAGGGAGTCTTTTCGATGATCTGGTCAGCAGCAGCAACGATAATGCCACCAACCACGAACCATTCAATGCCGCCCATGGTAATTCTCCTAGAGAGTTTACTTTTAGCTTAGCGCCGAATCTCCAGGCTTCTCACTCGTGCTTCTAGTTGCTGTACGTTTTCAGTGAGGGCCTCTAGGTTTTTTGTTATTCCTTCTACTTGCGTGGTAATGCGAATTTGCTGCTGCCCCACGGCAATCATCATGCCGCCAGATGCCAATAGCATCCCCGCAGTGACCGTAGCCACAAAGTTAGCTAGCCCTTCTTTCACTGCTCGCTTTGCGGCATTTTTATAAAGTATAGCACTGTCTCATCGTTCATATTTTGAAGGTAGATTAGGGACAGCCAATTGAAAATAGGCGTCATGTTTGTGGCGTTTGAGCCTGATGATTACATCACTGGACTCATTGAACTACGCAAGTCGGATGCCACACGACGCTTTAGGAAATCCATCTTCGATGACTATCCCCTTCGCGGGCCATTAAATCAGGCAGCCTGTGCATATTGCGGGCGATGGAATGAAAAACTGACCATCGACCACATTGTTCCCAAGAGCAAAGGCGGGCCGCATTTCGCTCGCTGGAACATGGTGCCGGCGTGCAAGCGTTGCAACCTGGCCAAGACTGATTTGCCGGTGTTTGAATGGTGGCGCCCCACTGGTCAATGGAGCCAGCAGCGGGAAGAGATTTTGATGGCATGGACCTATGCCAACAGCTTTATCGACGCTCATACGGACTCCGCTGAATACTGGCGGTTCCTGGCTGAGAAGCGGGTGGTGCAGCAGGAAGTATCGCGTCGCATGAAAAAAGGGCCATTTCGCGGCCCTTTTTCTTTAGCCGATTTGGGAGACGTTGGCTGGGCTGCTGCTTAGTCGTAGCAATTGTATTTTCCGTTCTTCGACGAGATGAGCGGAACTTACGCAAGAGACGAGCCCAAGTTCGGGATAGGAGATTTCGTACACTTCTTGATCGTGCCCGTCCACGTAGAAGCGTACTTGCGCGTCATTGATGGATGTCATTGATGGCAGCCAGAGCTTTGTCCATGTTGGCGATCTGCTTTTCGGGCCACTCGCGAGCGTAAGTGATTGCCCTCCTCAAGTCCCGAATCAGAGGCTCAGCGCCGCTGTCTTCTCCATCGTCACAGAGATACTCATCAACACTATCAAGGAGCCGCTCATAGCGGCTCTGCGACCATTGCTTGCGCCAGTCTGCGTCAAAGCCTGGAGGGGTGCCTTCAATCGTCATTGGAAGTGCGTGGGTAGCGGCGGTCGAGACGAACGGCATCATCGATGAGATCATCAGCGACGGCCATGATTGCATCCAGTTTATTAAGGCGGTCCAAGTACCACGCAGCTTTTTTAAGGCTATCTTTCCCTTTGTGTCGTTCTCTCCACACATACTTGGCGATGTTGCCTTTGAGGAAGCCACGAAACTCCTCGATGGTGAGCTGGGCCTCGATGGCTTCAATGCATTCCACCCCCGTGCCACTTGTGTAGTGCGGGGGGTGGTTCACCATGAGATCAGAAAGTTTGTCCATTAGCCTTGAAAGCTGCAAAGGATTCGGCCACGATAGGCTCCGCAAGCTCAGCCATACAGTCGGCATAGGCACGGATTTCCCATTGCGAATCTGCTGGCTGGCGCAGGCTTAGGAAGTGCAGCAGGGCCTGGAGGCTGCACGTCCAGACAAACGAGGTGTAGTGGCATGTGGGTAGGATGCCTCGTGCCTGCTCCTTGCTCACGCCCACTGCGAGCAGCGTTGAATAGGCTTCCTTCACCACCTGCAGGGCCTCTGCATATTTCAGCTCGGCCACACGAGCGCTGCCCACATCGAGCGGGCCTGCGGAAGCTTGTTTGTTGCTTTCGCTCTGCTTCCTGAATTCCTTCGGGAAATAAAATTCCTCGCTATCAGCGGCGCAATAGCGGAAGCTCTTCTCGTTCCAGCCCAGTTGATCGTTGGCATAGGTGCCGCCGATGACGTGCTTCCACCATTGCCGCGCCACAAACAGTGGCGCTTTCACTTGCCATTTGAAGACAACGCCACGGAACGGGCTGGTGTGGCGATGGGCGACAAGGTAATTGAGAAGCTTCTTTTCCCTTGGGCCGAAGTCAGGCGTCTCAAGGTCAAAGCTCTGCCTGGCATCACAAACGATGTCAATGTCACTTCCCATCCAATCGAGAAGCCGAACAGAGCTAATGCCGTCACCGAGGGGATCATGCACCTTAAAGGTTTCAGAAGGGAGGGCGATCATTGTTCGTGGCGGAGTCGCGAAAGAGCTGTGTAACCAATGCGGGAAGGATGGTGCTTACTTTCATCCCATACCACCTGTGCTCGTGGGACGGAACGCCCCAGTGAGTCTTGCTTGGTTTCAAGAGCCAATATTTGTCCCTTGAATCCTGAGTCAATCCATCCATCTGCAGTGAGTGACAGAAGGACCACTCGCTGCCCGGCTTGGAATTGTCCATGATGATGGGCTTTCATCGAACGACGGAAGGGCACCCTAGGCAAAACCGTAATTTTTTGTTCGGCAGTTTCGCCAGATTCCACGGTGCAAACAAAAGTCTTCCGCCTATCGCGCAGGGCTACGCTAGAGGAAAACGAAAGAGTCATGCAGTACAGCTTGCCTGTGATCTTGGATTACGATGGGAGGAAAAGAATTGCAACCATGGGACCATTTGAGCGAAGCATGGAGCGGGAATTCTCATTGGCTGTCAACAAGAAAGCCATTGATGAATGCACCGATCTCAAGCAGCTCAAGGAAGTGGCGACTAACTTGCTCGTCGGTTGGAGCAATATGCAGGGCGCCGTAGGCGAGCTAATCAAAGAAAACATGAACCTGCGTCATGCCATCGGCCTGCGAGAGGCTGATTTACAAGCAGCAGAGGAGCTGATGAACCACGCAGCTAGCCTTCTGGAGAAGCAAGCTGTTGATCGAGCCAGCAAGCCTTCCCGATCTTCTCAATCCAAGTGGCGTCTGTGGCCGTGGTAGACGTGAGCAAATAAACCTTCCAGCCAGAGATCATGGCCAGGTTATATTTGCGTGCATCACGGTCGTAGCCACTTCCTGACACATGGCGGCCACGCATGTAGGTGCCGCCTTGGATTTCGATGAGGGACTGTGCTTGCGGCAAAGCAAAATCAGCTCTGTAGCGCTTTGATCGCTTGCTTTTGGCGTAGCGCTCTTGAAAATCCTCCTCCCACATTGGCACATCACTGAACTCGCGAACGAGTTCTAATTGCGGCCAGTGAAGCTTCCACTCAGCGTGGAATTTATCTTCAAGAGCGCTCACTGGAACAACACAAAGTTATTCCACGTTAAACGGAAAAACGTTAACGATTGTCGCCACTGCCTTGAAGCTGCCCGCGTTGAGCGCGGTCAGCAAGCTTATCCAGATTGCCTTGGGCAACATTGGAAAGGTCAAGGTCTAGCTCGGAAGCAATTTGCGCCACATACCAGAGCACATCACCAAGCTCCTTGGCGATGGCAGTGCGCGTGGCGGCATCAAACACTCCAGCCTTGTCACGAATGACCTTCTTCACCTTCTCAGCCACTTCACCGGCTTCACCAGCAAGGCCAAGAGTGGGATAGATCATGTTGCGGCCTACATCTGGATAGATGGCTGTGCTGCGAGCCGCTTGCTGGTATTCGTTGATGTCCAAAGAGGAACAGTGAGTCATGATCAGAATGAGAAGGGCCAGGAAGGGGGCGCTTAAAGGCGCCCCCAGACAGATCAGAAGAGATCGTCAGATGCCTTCTTGCTGGAGCCACCACCAGCACGGCCAGAGTTGTCCCACATGGACGCATAGCCCTTGGCCCCGTCCATCTTGCCCTTCACCTGCACTTGGCCAGTGAAGGCGGGCTGGGAATCATTGGTCTTGCGATCATTGTTCCACAGGGAAGCCTGGAGGCTGTACATGCCACGATCATTCGGGCCTGCCTCCTTGGCCTCACGGAACACATCAGCAGGGATGTCGATGGCGACTTTGTAAAGAGGCTGGGTAGCCATGGAAAGAAAACAGAGAACGGAACAACAGTAGCGACTACGGACGGGGGATCAAGCCCCCTTATCCATAGAAATTGTGAAGGGCACACCACCTGGGTAGTGGTCGAAGAAAAACTGTTGAGTTTTTTGTACCATCACACCAGCTTGCGCTACAAGCTCGCTGGAATCGAGGCTCACAATTTGAGCCTCCTGCCCTTTCCCCGTGTCGGGGTCGTAAATGGCGATAGCGCAATGTGCCTGCTCGATTTCGATGGAATACATCTGTTCGATGGCCTGCACATAGGCCCCTAGCTGCATCCGATAATCGGCGAGCTGGTAGTCAGGCTTCTCTTTGTAGCTGGTCTTCCAATCGAGCAGCGCATAGGCGCCGTTTTTCATGGTGGCCAGCATGTCAAAGGTGCCTGAATAGCCAATTTCCCTGGAAGGGCAATACCAGGCAATAGCGCTCTCCACAAGAAGAGGCTCATCAATGGTATCCAGGAAGTCTTGGATGGATGTGTAGTAAGGAATGTATTGAGGAGAATGGTTGAAATGTTCCTCAATGTCTTCCCCATTGAACAGATCCTCCAAGACGCCATGGAGCCAATTGCCACGTTCCACAGCATTGCGGGTGCGGCGGTTTGCCTCTACATCCCCCACTTTCTTCCGCCAATTAATCAGCGCCATGGTTTTACCCACAGGAGCAGTGGCCGAGGCGACGGTCGTGACGGAAGGGAGCGCTATTCCAGCAGGTGCATTAGGAAATTCATCAAGAACGTAAAATCGTTTCTTGTTGATTTGCAGCCTGTTTGGTTCAAAGCGGGGGAATTTCATTTCTCGTTCATGTCCCAGAAATACTCGCAGCCTTCGTCTGTGAATGGCGGTGCCGCGAACTGCGACTGATAACGATCAGGAGGCGCCATGTAACGCCAGCAGTTTTCCTTGACAGGGCATTTGTCTCCTGTGCACATCGCAATGTCAGGCATGAGATGGCGATTAATAAATGGCTTGAGAAATGCAGGGTCCAGTAGACCGGCACTAATAAGAGAAGAAAGCAACGCAGCAACACGTCGTGGGCTATCCAGCGTGTCATCTGGGAAGCTCCAATAAGCTTCATTCGCCTTCTCCCACCACGTCATCGAGGCGCTTTGCGCTGTTGATGAAGGCTTGCTTGTGCTCGTCAACATAACTCTCAAATGCCTGAATAATGTTGCTTTGGAAAAAGCCGACTGCCATTAAATAGTTGGCTAGTTCTTCTACTACTTCATCGCAAAATACGTGGTGATTCTTGAAGGTCACCTCGGTTTTTGCTTCGTTATTGAAGATGTAATGCCAGGTGTGCTGGCCGTACTCATGGAGAGTGGTCATGGGAGGAGGCGGCTGGCGA